GCATCCCATATCTTAGTGAGCAACTCATCAGGGCCATGCACCGTTAGCATCTTGTTGGCGTCTTTGACAGGCAACTTACAGACTTTTACCTTGTCGACACCAATGATCTTGATGGCCTTAGCGAGTATCTCATTACCTGCCTCATCATTGTCCAGACACAGAACAACCTCGCCGAAACTGCGAAGCCACTCTCTATTTGCTAGGATTGCAACATCAGCGAATGCCTTAGCTGAGGGTAACGATACAACAGGATAAATCTTGCCGTACTTCTTCATGTATGCCTGTGCCACACTAAGTGTATCAACTTCACCCTCAGTGATTACGACACGCTTGCCACCACCCTGGAAACGCTCCTTACCGAACAGTGTCTTGCACTTACCGATCGAATAGAATGCCTTCGGTATCTTTCTAACCTTGTAGGCATCGCCCTCGTAAGGGTAGTAGTGTTCATTGATCTTGCCATCTGATCCGAAGCCCACGCGGACATCGTAGAACTCACAGACAGCCTTATCAATACCTCGACCAATTGCCTGCACAGGAAACTGTTTCACCTCCTCGGCAGTAGTTGGCCCCTTGACGTAATTATTCTTGACAGGTTCTGGTGTCTCCTTTTCCACAACCGTAGTGCCTTTCTTGAAGTACTTCTGGCATACAAAACAGAATGAACTTCCATCCTCGTACACCTGGCGTCCGTCACTGCTACTGCAATCATCATTGATACAAGGCTGATTAGCCTTGACGATTTTCCCCATCTGTCGCTCCGTTAGTGGGTAATGCGTGTTTGTCAACACCCATGAGAGCACCGCCGAACAACAGCAGTGCCATCGCCATTACCATATAGTCGGCAGCTGTCCATGCTGCTTGTTGCGCAGATAATACTGCGCCCAACATTGTAAAGATCACTGCCAACATCACGCAAAGTTGCCCAATGAATTTAAGCAAGTTTCTTCCTTTCTACTTTCAAATTACTGAAGTTGACATTCAGCAGCCACGTGTGTCCGTACGCAATCGCCAACTTATAGACAGCTACAACGTCTAAGGCGCGCTTGTCATAGATAGCTAGGTGTTGTTCAGCCTTACCTACAAAGTGCTGATTTACCTTACTGTACACTGGAGCTGCCCAGAGTTCAAGGTGTTTGTTGTAAAGCTTGTGCTGATACACGATTGCTCCAGTCGTCTAGCCGTTGTTTGTGCCTTTCTGTAATCCTCTCAGATACCTTCCAGGTTACAGCCTCCATGTAGCCATTGTACCAACGATCCTGATTAACGAAGCACTCGACATGCATCATCGTCCATGCTTCCGCGTAACCAAGAGTGCCACGCTTGTGATACTCTTCCAGGCAGACAAAGTCGAAGTTGTTCAGACCGTACTGCTTGACGTCAATCACGAGCTCCTTGCTAGAACTTGTGTATGAACGCCAGGTTGTTTCCTGCCCTTTGACTTTTCCTTTCGTCGATACGTATTGCTTGCTACCAATGTACGCTCGCCCATTCACCTTGTTGCGAATCAGATAGATAAAGCCAAAGCAATTCTTCTGATTCATAAGCTCTGGAAAGTCCCAGTGTCCATTGGGTTCTTCAGTGTAACGGGACTTACGCGGTCGCGTGATGATGTTCTCTTTGCTAGACGCCTGTACTGGCGTGATTATGCCAGTGTCAGTGTCCATGAGAACTGGAGTTATTCTCAAGCTACCGATTGACATTCGGCCTCCGAAACAAACAGCTTTGCAGCGGTTACCGAGGCAAACGAACGCTCTTCGGGCTCACCCTTTTTTCTTAAATAGATAGGGGCTTCGTTGATGTATTTGATAATAGTCCACGGCCCTTTTGTACGTAACACAGGGCAATACGGCCCTTCGTCATCTTCGTTGCGCCAACCGTCTTCTTCCATATACATGGACATTACGTTACTCCTCTCTATGCTCGTTTTCGTGTCTGCGTTTCTGTCACCCTATCTTGAGTGACATGCCGGTCGCCTTGACCGCTGTGGCTTGCGGAGTGGCTGCAGGCGCGGCGATTGGGGGCGCGGCGATACTCGCCCCATGGGGTGCACCCGCGTCCGGCAGCGTGGCAGTTTTGGCCGGTGCTGCCAATTTTTCCGCCTCTCCTTGTGCCGCAAGGGACTCCGAAATAGACGAATCCATGCTCAGGACTGTCTGAACAATCTCCCAAGACCTACAGCTGAAGAAGTCATCCTCGTGCTTCTTGAGATAGAGCATCGCCCCGTTACTCTGGAGATAGTTATACCAGTCTGTCGGGTAGAAGCTCATGTATTGCTCGACAACAACTTCCTGCATGTCGAACTCCGTACTACAATCCACTAGCAGCTTCTCAGCCTTAACAGGGCCAACACCTGGAATTCCAGGTATGTTGTCAACGCCGTCGCCCTTGAGCAGCTGCTCATAGAAGAACCGTAATGCGAATTCCTCTGTGATCTCTTCTATCACATTGGTTTTCATATTGTAGTACAGCCCAGGGATACACTTCAGATCCTTGTCAATAGTGCAGATAACATAAGGCATCTCTGCAAGACGAGCTTGCTCCGCCCATATCCGCATCAAATCGTCGGCCTCCATATTGACAGCCTCTACTGCCAGACCTTCGTCCACAGCCATTCCTCTTAGTACTGGTACGAAGAAGTTGGACTGCCGAGGATCCTTGTGCCGGTTCATCTTGTATTCTGGATACAACAGATTCCTAAAGTTATGCTGACTCTTTACAGCCATCAGGTGGTCTGTTGCAAATACACAATCGAGCAAGTCTTTAGCCTGACGCTGGAAATTATCCCACGACTGACCCAAGTACTCTGCATCCTCTGCCATAGTGTATTCTTTGTTTGCCTTTACAAGATTGCCCTTGTCGTTGAGGATTAAGTTAACAGCCTCATCTGGCTTGAACCTTGTCTTGCACGCGTGATAAGCGAGCACATCACCGTCTATTATTGCCAGCATCAGTATCCTCTCCGTTGTACTTCTCACTCAAGCCGCGCCAGCGAATGGCAACCCAAGGAATCATCTTTCCCTGGGGATTCTTGTAGTACCAAGCAAGACCATCCCAATAGTGTCGCTTACCACAGATACACTCTGTTGGATACCAACCTACTCTATGCGGGTTTACACTTGGCGGATACCAACGTGTGTACTTACTCACTAGCGCAGCTCCTTTATCAACTGTGGTATTACGAATAGTGCCGTCCAGTTCTCAACATTCGCAGGGCAAACATTGATTGTGGTCAGCCCGTGTGTAGTACCATCATATTCGATATCGTCTGTCAATACCCAGCATACAGGATCTAGCGGGTACAGCTCTTCTAAAAGGCTACGCGTATAAGCCTCCAGCCAGACATCAGAAGGACTGAGCGAGGGATCACCGAATTGCGTATCTGTGACAGTTGCAATACGTTGCACTACAGCCTCGAACGTCTCTGAAATTTCACTCATAGCGCACCCCTCACTCTTGAATCGAAGATGACAGCCTCCATTTTGTAACGCCTTACTTTGTAACCCTGCTCTGCCAGTGCCAGCACCAATGCGATCATGTTTCTGTTCAACAGCTCGTAGTCATGTGAATGCCCTGTCATGAACATATCATGGTCAGAGACTACGAAATACCCGTCTTTGCTCATTAAAAGATCAGCTACCTTGAACTTGAAAGCCTCAGCTAGCTCAATCAGTTGCCTCTTGTAAGCATCAATTACAGGATCAATTGCGACGTGTGCCTCGTAGTACTTAGTCTTCAGCTTCTGTGTCGCCACTCTTAGCCTCCGTCACATCGATCACACCGATATCAGTAGTTAACTCTTTAAGTTCCTCGATTGTTAATCCGAGAAGTGTGCCTTGAGCTACCCCTGTCAAAGCCTCACAAGCAAGCTGCCATGCTTCGATTTCATGCTCCAGATCGAGCACCCTGACGTGTTGCAGGTTATCCTCATAGGACAACCAGTGTAGACAGTACGTTGTTATCACCTTCTTTTTACTCCATCTGAAATTTTCCAAAGGATCCCAACCGTTGCCGGCACAGTTCCAGCACCTAATCCGTCCGTAGCTAGTCTTGCTTGTGTAGCCAAGACCATTACATACAGGACAAGTACTCATCAGTGCACCTCATACCAGTTCTCTCCTATCTTAGCGTCACCGTTCATTATCTGGACACCAAACAGCTTCGGGCCATCTTTAAAAGCCTGCTTCCCGATAGCTGCAGCCTCTACCGCGTGTTCGTCCGGCACAAGGAAGTCTTCCTCATCGTGCATAAACATTACGGGCCAATACTCGATACCCTTCTCTTCTAGCCGCTCCATTGTTAGCATCACTGCAGCCGCACATGTTGCCTTCTCGCAAGCTTGCAGAAGATAGACCAACAACTTATGGAAGCTATCACAATAGATGCGGTTGCCACCAATACCTGGGATATAGCCGTCACCCCATTGCTGCGTCTTGCCGAAGATGTTTTCAAGCTTCTCCAGCAGCTTCTTGAATCCAGGAACAGCCTTGGTGAACAGTGACTTTAGCTTCTTACCGCGTTTCTCATCTGGCTTATCAAAGATGTAACTCCAGAGTTTGCCTCCGGAAGCACCGAACAAGAACGCATATAGAATACGTTTAGCTCTTGGTCGTGGTACAGTGTGCTTGATACCCATCTCTGCCAAACATTGTGTCAACACATCGGCGTTGTACTGGTGAATGTCGCCATTCAATAGCGTCTGAGTGAACTCCTCGCTCTCTAAGTAGTGCGCCAATCCACGTGCCTGATTACCTGCAGAGTCACAGCCAATCAACTTCCATCCAGGTAGCGTAGTGAACAGTGCGCGCATCTCTGGACCAAGCACCGACTCAGCAGCTGGAACATTGACGATGATACTATGCCGTGCACGCATACTAGGCGTACCGATTGTCATACAGTCGCCGTGTAAAATGCCAAGCCCAGGAGGACACAACGGATTGTTTCTATCCACCTTCTCAAGCCAGCCCTTCAGGATGCTATATCGTGATTTCGTTGTTAAGAAGTCACAATACAACTTACCATCCCCTTCCATACACTGCAGGCTGTCCTCCGTAATCTTACCAGAGGTGTTCACCTTACGGCCTGTATTAGGATCGACTTTCGTGTTATACTCTGTCGGAATCCAATCGTGCCTGTAAAGGAAGATCTTTACATCATCAATGCTGTCGATATCGAGTGGTACAATCTCGACGCGACTGTATGGTCCTTCAACTAGACGATTCCAATCCTGACCAGTCATAGGGTCGATATTGAACCACGTAGCTAGATGGTGATAGTATGCTCCAATCTTTGTCCACTTAGCTTCCTTCCATGGGACAACACCATTCGCCTTGTCTACTGCCACAGCTTTGAAACCTAGCTTCGGTAGAATCTTAGCTCGCACGACGACCATCTCAATTGTCAGTTTTCCGAACAGGCTCTCAGCAGCTGCAATGTTGAATGGCCAACCACGTAATGATGCTTGTGCGACGAACTTAGCTGCCGCATGCTCAGCCTTCAGGTAGGTACGAATTAT